TTAGGGGGTACTGACAGGGGGGACATTTGAGGCGGCTTGGAAGGCCGTGCAGACGTCGGCAAAGAGGTCCTCCGGGCGGTTGTCCACAACGTGGGCATAAATATTGAGGGTCATCTGCACATTCGCGTGCCCGGCCAGGTACTGGATCTTCTTGATGTCCAGACCGGAGGCGCACAGGCTGGTGATATATGTGTGCCGGAGCTGATGAGGGGTGCAGTGGAAGTCCAGAGTGCAGACGATGGCGTGGTTGGCGATCTTCTCTCCCAGTGTGCGTTGCACCGGCATATTGTGCCCACGCTCCCGGTCCCAGCGGTAAAAGGTCCCGGCGGTGCGGTTCTCCACGATCTCCCAGAGGCGGCGAAAGGACTGACGGCTGCGGGGGCCACCCTCTGAGTTCGGGACGACGAAGTCATGGGGGTTTTGGATGCGCCAAGACTGGAGGCAGTGGAGCAGGGGAGGGGGCAGCGGGATCTTCCGCCGGGCGGCCTTAGTCTTCAGCTGAGAGGTGACCACGGCTTTGTTGCCCTCAAACGTACAGGTGCGCTCCACGGAGAGATATGGGGCGGACCCGGAGAGGTGGACACAGTCCCATTGGAGCCCCAGGATCTCCTCCTTTCGGAGGCCAGCGTACAGACCCAGCATCACGAAGGGGAGGGCGGGGGTGCCGGTGACCGCCTGAATGAGGGTCGTCTGCTGGCTCTCGGAGAGAGGGACCTTTTCAGCGGCCTTTTTCCCGCCGGCGCGGACGTGCTCCGCCGGGGAGCTGCGCAGCTTACCCTCCCGGACGGCGGCGGCGAACATTTGCTTGAGGGTACTGATGATCTTCCCGTGAAGTGAGCTGCTGACGAGGGCCTTGGCGGCCATAAAGGCATCCACGTCCGCCGTTGAGATCTCCCGCAGCCGCTTATTGCCGTCCAGACCGGGGAGGATGTGGTTGTTGATGGCGTTTCGGTAGTCGTTCTTCCTGGCCTCTGACAGGCCGGGGAGCCGCCGGGCGCACCACTGGATGGCGTACTCGGCCAGGGTGGGATCCTCGGCGTCATAGCCGTACTCCTCGATCTCCCTGCGCAGCGCGGCCACCCGCTTGCGGAGTACCTCCTTGTCCTTCGCGTAGAGGTCCTTCTTCCGCCCATCCGGGAGTGTGATGCGCTTGCGGTATTGCTGTCGCTTCTCATCATAATGAAACTCGGGGAGATTACGCTTTGGCATGTTGACCCCCTCCAAATAAAAACAGATGTTCTAGTCGCATGCGGTAAAGAGGCCGGGGCCGAGGCCCCGGCGCTTTTATGCGATCAGACGATCAATTGCCGTAGTGTGTGCGGCACTGGGCGATTTCCACCCGGCCGTCCCGAATGCGGTAGACCAGCCGGTTGGCATCGTCGATGCGGCGGCTCCACCAGCCGGAGAGATCACCTCTCAGCGGCTCCGGCTTGCCGATACCGGTATAGCCGTTGCGGTCCACGTCCTGGAGCAGCAGATTGATGCGCTTGAGGGTCTTCCTGTCCTGCTGCTGCCAGTAGAGATAGTCTGCCCAGGCCTCATCCTGCCACAGCTTATTCATCCTCCACCTCAATCAGCTCGTGGGCCTCGCCCTTCCCAGCCTCCAGGTCAGCGATGGCCCGGTGCAGGTGGGCCTGGTTGGTAGCGGAGAAGAAGGGGTCCATACGCACCTCGAAGGGGAGCCCGTGACAGAGCAGGCACTGCTTGAGAAACATGGTGGTGGCGGTGGTCATGTTCAGCCCTAGGTCGTTGAAGAGGTTTTCCGCATCCTTCTTCAGAGTGTCATCGATGCGGATGTTGATGTTAGCCATACTATCAGCTCCTTTGAGTATAGTATAGCATATGTGCGCACGATGTCAATGCAAATAGAGCGAGGGGATGTGTCCGAATCGGCCACATTGCTATCAATCGACATTACGGTTTTCACCGTAATAAACCTTGCCTGAATGCAAGATTTTTTTATAGCCGCAACCTAGAGCGAACAATCTATCCGGGTTTACACATTTCTTTGCGTTGCTGCACTCTAAATATCGATGGCAGCAGTCCCATTCCTTCGGAAAACGCTCTACGCTTTTGCCTACGAGTGTCATTAACAAATCAGTATAAGATTCTACAGGATGGAGTTCATCGATAAGGACGCGTGTATATTTCGCCTCGGATGTTACTTTCTTCGTCGGGATGCCAGCAGGGATCAAATCGACCAAGATATCAGGCACAGAAATGTAGTTGTTCTTGCCGCGTAAATGAAGTCTAAATGCTGTGAATGTACTGAGAAAGACGGCGGTGTAGCCGCTTGCAGACGACTTACTCAATTTTGTAGTTTTTTTCTTTAAAAAACCGCTATCACCGCCGCCGGCCTCAACAGAGCTTACGAGTGACTCAAATATTGAATCTAAAAACTGTACTTCTCTATATCCGGGCCCTTCAAACCCGGTCAATACACCTTGACCCTCCACTGATCATACCTCCGACTCTGTACGTAATAATCTTAAAAACTCTGATTCACGAATGATATGGATTTGTGCTTCTCCAGAGGCGTTGAGTGCGACTGCTTTTTCTTCCTTTGAACTCATGCCGTCATCCCCGACCAGCGCAAGGTCTTGCTCTCCAACGACGAGATAGTCGGTTCGCTTTGAGACGGCCCCCTTGATGATGGCGCCTTTGTCGGCGGCCATCTGTGCGGCTTCATGTCGCATCATGCTCAGTGTTCCGGTGAAAACGATACTTCTACCAAAGAGGGGGTGGCTGGAGTCTGTGCAAGAGACGCTAGGGATCATATCCTTAGGTGAAAAATGCTCTACGGCTTTAGGACGTTGCCGACGTGTGGGCGCAGTACATCTATGGAACTCTTTTACGTATTCGGCAATAGGAGCATCAAGAGCGCGAAGGACAAAGGCAACGGCTTCGCAATCTGTAAAAGAGTCATGGAATCCTGCGTCTGGGTGGAAACCCAAACAGGAAGCTATCGTTTCTAGCTTATAGTCAGGGGATGAAAGATATTGTCGGGCAATAGATAAAGCATCTACATATTGACATTTTGCAAAGCAGCTGAAAGGGAATGTGTGATCTAAAAATCGCAAATCGAAATTTACGTTATATCCAACTATCATGGCATCCCCGATGAAGGAAAGAAACCTGTCCTGTAGTTGAGCGGCTGTCGGTGCATTGGATACCATCTTATCAGTTATCCCATTTATTTTGGTCGCTCTGGCCGGGATGGGAGATCCGGGATTTATATATGTGTCATAAAAATCGATGGGAGTGCCGTTCGCATCATATTTTATGGCCGAGAGTTGGATGATCTTATCGGTTGCAGGGTCTAATCCTGTCGTTTCCGTGTCCAGTATCACATATGGGGTAGAACATGGGCAAGACAATACAGAAGAAGTACGACTGGAGCATGATTTATTGCTAAAAAAGAAAGAAAAGATACCCATGTGAATAACCTCTCTTTCATGTGTCCGATTCGGACACGTTTTTTATTTTATCTTCCGGCGGAGCTCCACCACGATGCCGATGATCTGGACGGGGATAGCTTCGACCTCGGCAGTGGTGTAGGTTCGCGGAGGATAAGCTGGGTTGATGGGGTGCAGTTCTACGCTGCCACCATCGCGCAGGAGTATCTGCTTGAGTGTGGCCTCGTCTCCGTTGACCAGGACGGCGCAGTCATCGCCGCTGTCGCAGGTGGACTGCTTACGAAGGATGACAGTGTCACCCTCCAGGTACTTGGGATACATACTGTCCCCCTTGACGCGCAGGCCGAAATACTCCCGCTCTCTATTCGTCCAGGAGGAGGGAATCTCTTCCCAATCCAACACGTCTTCAATGGCCTCGATGGGGATGCCGGCCGGGATGGTGCCCAGCACTGGGATGCGGACAGCGTTTGAGGGGACAGAACTCTCCTGACCGGAGAGTAAATACTCTACCGTGGTACCAAGTACGGTTGCGATTTGGGGAAGCCGCTTATTGTAAGAGGCTGATTTACGCATACGCCATGCACTGACCATAGTTGGAGTTGTTTCAAGCGCTTTAGCAAATAGCCTTTGCTCTGAAAACTGAGCATCAGCAAGAGAAAAAATTCGGTCTACGATGTCCAACGATATCACCACCACTTGTGATTTTGCATAAATTCTCTTTATATATTTAGAGTTGTAGAAACCCACAAAAACGTGAATAACGATTTTTGATATATTGACAATCACGAAAACCGATATTATCATTAACGCGTAGCAAACACAGGTCTACAGGTGGACAGGAAGGGAGTGAGGGAGATGGTTGCAGCAGCCGGGAGCAGAGCCTTCAGTGATTTGGAACCCTTGCGTAAGCAGTACCTGGATGCTTGTATATCGCAGCTCCCGCTTGGCCAAGAGGTGACGGTCTCATGTATCTAGCAGACCAGTATCCACCTTTGCGGTCGACCCTACGGGCAAGATCTCAGCAAGCATCAGTTCTGCAAATTTCCTCTGGTAAGGCGTCCAGCGCTCTTCTTTTTGCGAGTGAAAAGTAACCACACTGTCGTCGACCTCAAATCGTTCCGGGTCGATGGCGGGGAACGCAGATCTTAAGGCAGCTTGTATCCAGGTGCGGTTTACCTCTCCCCTGAGCGCTACATTTTTGACACGATCAGGGATTTGCCCAATGGGGAAAACTTCATCGTTTTGCAGCGCAAAGTAATGCTTGACTTTGTGGATGCACGAGGCCATTCCCATCTCTAACAATAATTGCTGCATCTCAACAGTGTTTGCTTTACGCAAATCATAACACATACCCAACAAAAGGACAACCCGGAAGGAGGGAAAAGCGTGAAGATCAAAGTCAAAGAACTGCGGGAGGCCAAGGGTATGTCCCAGGCGGACCTGGCCCGGGCCGTGAACGCCTCGAAGCCGTTGGTCTGCCAGTGGGAATCGGGTGTCCGACGGCCCAGCCTACATTACCTCCCTGTGCTGGCCGATGTGCTCGGCTGCTCCATCGACGCCCTCTTCGGACGGGCGCCAGTGGAAAAGGCCCGAAGGCCGGGGGCCTGATCTATCACTATGTTACCCCGCGAGAGGAGGAGATACCATGCCGCAGGACAAGCGGAACATCTACAAGATCGCTCGTGAGGCGAGAGGTCTGACCCAGGAAGCGGCCGCCGAGAAGCTGGGCATCTCAGACAGCTCCATCCGGGCCTATGAGACCGGCCAGCGCATCCCGCCCCCGGAGGTGGTGGACCTTATGGTGATTGCCTACGACAGCCAGCTGCTGGGCATCCAGCATCTGAGGGCCAGCGCGGAGATGGCCCGGTCCATCGTGCCGGACGTGCAGGAGCTGCGCCTGCCGGAGGCTATCATGGACCTGATCGACCGGGTCTATGCGTTCACCGACGCCCACCGGGACCGGGAGCTGCTCCGCATCGGGAAGGACGGTGTCATCGACGAGGACGAGCGCCCCGCCTTCGACAGCATCGTGGAAGAGCTGAGCCAGCTGGTGGAGGCCGCTATGGCCGTCCGCTACGCTAAGCAGATCTCGCCAGAAAGGAGACAATGATATGACGCTATTGACCAAGCAGGAAGTGGCGCAGCGCCTTGGGTGCAGCGCCAGGACCGTGGCCAGGCTGATGAAGGCCGGGACGCTGCCCTATTTCCGCCCCAGCGCCCACATCGTCCGCTTTGACGAGCGGGACGTGGAGGCCCACCTTGCCAAGAGCAGGGTCCAGGTGGAGGCTAAGCCGGAGCCGGTCTATCGCCGCTTCACCTACATCCCAGGCCAGAAGGTGGTCTGACATATCATCGCGTGCCGCTGCCGGGCCGGCGGGGACCAGGCGGAAGCCCTTTTTTATGCCGGTCTCTCAGTCTCAAACGCAGGGCCAGGACGCCGCTCCCTCTTCGGCGTCACCGCGACCCGCCGGGCCGGGAGCGGCACGCAAGAACGGAGGACAAGCATGGACGAGAGAACGATATTAGAGAGCCTGACATTTATCGGGATACTGGTGATGGCCTGCGGCCTGCCTGACTGGCTGGAGGTCATACTCAGCGGGATGGGGGCTTGACGATGTCCCGGAAAGACAAAGAAAGGCCCCAGTCGCTCGGACACAGCGACCAGGGCCTCAACGTGAAGACACCTATATGATACCACGAAACACTGATTTTTACAAGGGGGGTGGTGCGCCTTGATGGAGTTCCATTTCAATGCGGAACTGGCCCAGAAGTACGGCGTTGACGGCGCTATCTTCCTGCACTGCATGGCTTTCTGGGTAGCCAAGAACCGGGCCAATGGGCGGCACTTCCATGAGGGCCGCTATTGGACCTACAACACACTGGAGGCCCTGGCCAAGATGTTCCCGTTCTGGACCCGCCGGCAAATCGAGCGGATCGTGGGGAAGCTCAAGGACGACGGGGCGCTCCTGGTGGGCGATTTCAACGAGGACAAGACCGACCGTACCCGCTGGTACGCCCTGGCGGACAGCGTCCTGGAGGCCTATGGGGAGACCCTGCCTCCCATTTCACGGAATGGTGAAATGCATTTCACCGAATCGGGACAGCCATTTCACGAAACGGGGAAATGTAATAAGGAAACAGTTGGTTACCAGTTATATCCCCCTATAGTCCCCCAAGGGGGACCGCGCAAAAAGAAACGGTCAAAGAGCATCCCCGAGTGGAAGCCTGAGCGCTTCGAGAAGTTCTGGTCCTACTACCCACGCCATGAGGACCGGGTCTCTGCCGTCCGGGAGTGGGACAAGCTCAAGCCGGAGGACGCGCTGATCGACCAGATCGCCCGGGCGCTGCTGTGGCAGACCAAGGACCCGGACTGGCCCGTCCCATACGCCTGCCGCTACCTGAAGAACCAGCGGTGGACCGATGAGCCTCCCAAGCCCAAGCCGGCGGCCCAGGCCAGACCGGCCGCCCAGCAGATGACCGGGTGGCACATGGAGGTCATCGACGGGGAGGAGGTGATGGTCCCAGATGGAGCTTGACAGCATGTTGTGGGACGTGTCGGCGGAGCAGAGCGTGATCGGCTCCATCCTGCTCACCCATGCCTGCCTGCCGGAGGTGGCGCGGGAGCTGCGCCCTGGTGACTTCCGGCTGGAGGCCGACCGGGCCATCTACGAGGCGGCGCTGGCCCTAGAGCGGGACGGCAGCAAGGTGGACCCGGTGACCATCATGGACCGGGCCGCCAAGATGGGGCGGCCGGTCTCCAGGGAGTACGTGCTCCAGCTCCTGGAGCTGACGCCCACAGCGGCCAATGTAGCCGAGTACATCAAGATCGTCCGGGAGTACGCTCTGCGGGCCGGCCTGCTGGACATGGCGGAGGGCATCCAGAGCGGCGTGATGGGCAGGGAGGACCCGGCTGAGGTGCTGGCTCAGACCTCCCAGACGCTGGACCGGCTCATGAGCCAGGGCAATGCCGGACGGCTCGCCGGACCGGCGGATATCTTCGCCGCCTTCTACCGCCAGAGGGAGGCCGTGGAGAACGGGGACGGGACGGGGTACGTCTGCACGGGCTACATGGCCCTGGACAACCTCCTGGGCGGCGGGATGATCAACAGCGGGTTCTATATCCTGGCCGCCCGCCCCGGCATGGGCAAGACCACCCTGGCGCTGAACATCGCCGACCGGGTGGCCCAGGCCGACCCGGTGCTCTTCGTCTCCCTGGAGATGGACGACGAGCAGCTGGCGGCCAAGCGTATCTCCCGGGAGACCGGCATCCCGTCCGAGAAGCTGCTCATGCAGCCCCTGACCGACAGGGAGAACAGCAGCGTGGCCCAGGCGGCCAGCCGACTGTCCACGCTGCCGTTCTATTCCAACGACGCCCCCACGGTGACGGTGGACGACATCGGGGCCCTGGCCCGGAGCATCGGCGGGCTGCGGCTCATCGTGGTGGACTATTTCGGCAAGATCGCCCCGCCGCCCGGGTCCCGGCGGCTCGGGCGGGTGGATTACACCACCGAGATCTCGGGCGCGCTCAAGAACCTGGCCCGGGCCCTCAAGATCCCCATCCTGGTCCTCTGCCAGCTCAACCGGGAGGTGGAGGCCCGCCAGGACAAGCGGCCCCAGCTCTCCGACCTGCGGGACACCGGCGCCCTGGAGCAGGACGCCGACGGCGTGATCTTCCTCTACCGGGAGGACTACTACGCGGACAAGAGCACGGTGGACCCCACGGTGCCCTCCATCATGGAGGTGGACCTGGCGAAGAACCGCCACGGGCGGGTGGGCAGGTGCGAGATGGCCTTCTCCATGGCCTCCAGCCGGATCACGGCGGTGGCGCGGAACAGGAAGGCCGGCGACCTGCCCGAGCAGATGAGACTGATCTAGGAGGGTGTGACATGACCGACCGGCGGCTGGAGCTCATCGAGGCGGAGGTACTCCGCCATATAGCGGTGTCCAAGTTGGACACGGACCGCCGGGCCGAGCATGAGGAGGTGGCGGAGGCCCTGGCCTGGGCCTTGGGCCGCCTGAGAAAGGAGGGACATCCATGCAGATCGGTGAGGCTTATTCCTTTGTCCCCACGGCCTTCGGCGCGGAGCTGGACGGCAAGCGGGAGGACGGGAAAAAGGTCTGCATCCCCCGGAAAGTGACCGGGCATATCGAGTACATCAACTTCGCGCACCGCTATTTCACCGTCCGGGTGGACACCGGGCGGGGCGTATTGCGGGAGAGCTTCAAGTTTTGAGCAAGAAAGGACGATGAGACGTGAAGACCATCGCGATCGTGAACCTGAAGGGCGGCGTGGGCAAGACCGTCACCGCCGTCAACGTGGCCGCCATCCTGGCCACCGAGTACGGGCAGAGGGTCCTGCTGGTGGACGCAGACCCCCAGGCCAACGCCACCCAGTCCCTGCTGCCCCCGGGTGAGTATAACACACTGGCTGGGCTGCTGCTGGGGCAGGAGCCGTATTACGAGAACCTCTGCTTTGCCAGCAGCATCCGGGGCCTGGACATCGTCCCGGCGGACGACGACCTGCGGAACCTGGACGTGGACCTGCTCCAGGGCCAGCGGCCCGACCTGCGGGCCATCCGGGACCTGCGGGACGCGGTGATGGAGGACGCAGCCTACGACGTCATGGTGATCGACTGCCCGCCCGCTCTGTCCCCGGCCTGCGCGGCGGCCATCGCCGCCAGCACCGACGTGGTGATCCCCATCAAGGTGGACGCCTACTCGGTCAGGGGCATGAACGAGCTGACCGCCCAGATCGACCGGCTGCGGAGCATCTACCCCGACGTCCATGTGGCCGGGTGCCTGCCCACCATGTGGTACCGCTCCGACACGGTGGAGCAGGGGGAGCGCCTCCTGCGGGAGCACGCCCCGGTCCACGTGTTCGCCACCCACATCCGGCGCAGCCCCAAGGTGGACGACTCCACCTGGACCGGGGAGCCGGTGGTGAGCTGGTCCCCCCGGAGCGCGGCGGCCCAGGACTACCGGGCCTTCGTGGCGGAGCTGCTGGAGGAGGGCGTCATAGATGGGCGGTAAGTTCGACATCACGGCGGCCTTCCAGGCGGCGGTGAGGGATGTGTCCGATTCGGACACATCGAGGGACCAGATCGAGTACATAGACATCGCCCTCCTGCGAGAGGACCCGGGCAACTTCTACAGCCTGGACGGCATCGACGAGCTGGCCGCCAACATCCAGCTCTGCGGGCTCCAGCAGCCCATCCGGGTGCGGGCGGGGGAGGACGGCAGCTATACCATCGTCTCCGGCCACCGCAGGCGCGCGGCGCTGTCCCTCCTGGCCAGGGAGGAGCCGGACAAGTGGAGCTCCGTCCCCTGCATCATGGAGCGGGACCAGGCGTCCCCGGAGCTCCGAGAGCTGCGACTCATCCTGGCCAATGCCTCCACCCGGGTGCTCTCCCCGGCGGAGGTGGCCAAGCAGGCCGCCAAGGTGGAGGAGCTGCTGGTCCAGCTCAAGGAGCAGGGCTACCAGTTCCCCGGCCGGATGCGGGACCAGGTGGCGGCGGCCTGTCAGGTGTCCGCCTCCAAGCTGGCCCGGCTCAAGGTCATCCGGGAGCACCTGATCCCCAGCTGGCTGGACAGGTTCGAGGCCGGGCAGCTGGCCGAGGCCCCGGCCTACCTGCTGGCCCGCCAGAGCGCGGAGCGGCAGGAGTGGGTGGCGGATATGTATACCGATGGATACCACGCCAAGTTTGAGCCAACGGAGTCCAGCATCACCGGCTGGCTGGAGGGCCTGGACAAAATCGACGCCGTCCAGTGCCCCAAGGCCGGGGGCGAGTGTCATAACAGGGATGGTATGCGCTCCAAGCTGGCCGTCTCCCCGTCGGCCTACTGGCACACCTGCACCGCCTGCTGCGGCGAGTGCTCCTCCCGGGACGGCTGCGAGTTCCTGTGTCCCATGGTGGCCGACCAGGTCCGGCGGGAGCGGGAGGAGCGCGAGGAGCAGCTGGCCCGGGATGCCGCCGAGGTGGAGCGGAACAGGGCGGCCCGCCTGGAATGGGGGGCTGCGCCGCCGCCCTGGCACTACGGGGAACCCACGGAGGACGGCTTCTACTGGTGTGTGACCGGACCCTTGGCTGATGGCGGCAAGCTGCTCTACTGGCACGAGGACCGGTGGGAGTTTGCCTCTGCCAAGCTAGAGAACAGCAGCACCGTGGTGTGCTGGATGCCCTGCCCGCCCATCCCGACGGCGCAGAGCTGGAAAAGAGTGGAGGTTTGAGTATGGCAAAGCACAAGACGGCCCACCGCTCCGGCAAGCCGGCCGGCATGAACTACGCCCAGGTGCTGGCCAGGCAGGCAGCCATCCGGGCTGGCATCGAGCGGGCGGCCCGGGACGCTACCGTCCAGGCCGAGGCCGACGCTCACACCCAGCGGGCCATGTGGCTGATGGTGTGCTCCATCGCCGACGCCTACGGCTACGGCCCCAAGCGGATGCAGAAGTTTTTCGAGGCCCTCCAGGAGAACACCGACCAGCTGGAGCGGATGCGCACCGAGGTGGACGAGGAGTATGCCTTTGAGAAATTGCGTCAGAAGGCCTCCCGGGTGTCCGGCATGGAGATCCACTACCTAGAGGAGCAGATGGCCCTCCTGGAGGAGATGCGGGCGGCCAGGGCGGAGGTGGGGAGCCATGGATGAGCGGCTCACCTGGAGCCGGGGCGGCTGCTGGGGCATCGAGGGAGTGGACCTTGCGTCCCTCCCGCCCCGGGCGTACAGGGCCCTATGCAAGCTGAAGGTCCTGGAGGACGCGATGGAGCGCGGCGATGATGTGTCCGAATCGGACACCGAAGGAGGAGGTCTGGCATGACGAGTGAAGAAGCGATTGAGTTTTTAAGCCAATACCTAGACGATGAAGTTTACACGAAAAAGTGCATTGACGCTCATAATTTTGCGATTTCTGCTCTCCGCCTTGCGTCCGACGCTGACCATTTTCATGCCGTCACGAAAATGGTACCGCTGACTTTTGAACAGCTATGTGAGATGGACGGAAGAGCGGTCAAGGTGGTCGTGGACGAAAATGTGGCCGAGCCTCTGAAAATGCTTGCTCTTGTCGAATATGTAAAAACTGCTGGAGCCGTTATTCTGAGGGACAGCATCGGCGGCGTGAGTGAGTATTACGACGATGAAGAATTACAGGAAGATGGTATAAATGCCTACGCCTACCCTCCAGCACACATCGACCGGGAGGCGTGGGAGCCGTGCGAACTATGCGAAAAGCAGAGGAAAGTATTTAACGAGAATTTTTGCGGAGAGTGCGGCCGCCCACTGACAAAGGAAGCCTGGGCCGAGCTGGAAAAGCGGTTGAGGAGGTCAGTAGAAGATGGGACTTAATCTTTGCGACAGGTGTGTGGCTGATTGTAGGCATGAGAGAAACCCAAACGAAATCGTAGTTCGGTGTGGAGCGTTTAAGGCCCCTATGACCAACGCCGACTGCATCCGGGCCATGAGTGACGAAGAGCTGGCGCACGCCATTCTGACAGCTGACTTTTGCAAGTGTTGCGAGCACGAAGAAAATGGTGTTTGTCATTTTATTTCCGCTTATCCCAATATTCCGTTGTATGGAGGTTGCAAAGAAGCGGCTTTGAAATGGCTGCAGCAGACGTCAAATGTGGGTGACTGCAAATATGAAAATGTGTCCAAGTCGGACACATCGGGGAAGGAAGGCGGCTGAGTGACCGCCTTGCTGGAGCGGCAGCGCGAAAAAAGGCCGCCCTATACAGAGGGCGGCCTGGGGCCTGACGATATCGTTACTGTACGCCGAGCCGCTGCTTCAGCCCGTCTTGTAGGACCTGGGAGAAGTTGACTCCGGCGCGTTCGGCCAGATCGTTCAGGTAACTGGGGATCGTGACGTTTTTCCGAATCGTCCGCATATCGTGGGCCCGGCGGTAGGCCTCAAAGTCGATGTCTACCAGGGTGACCAGCTCGCCCTCCTCATGAGCCGGGGCAAAGCCGGACGGTCCCGGGATAGCCCGGCCCGCGTCCTGCTCGCAGATGCCCCACAGCCCGATGGCATCCCGGGCCATGTCGATACACTCCGCCACGGTCTCTCCTTGGGTGCCGATATCCAAGTCGGGCACGGACACGGAAAAGCCGCCCTCCGCCTCCGGGTGGAGGATCACGGGATATACTTGCTTCATCTATAAAAACCTCCTTTAGGGTGGCGGCTAGGGGCTTATTTCAGCCCCTGCCGCCGGATGATGGCCATCGCTAATTGTTCTTTGATCTCGCTGTGCCGGGGGATGGGTTCGGATGCGTTGCCGTTGGTATAGATGTCGTGGTTGTTGCCGGATCGGAGGAGCCACCATCCATTCGATTTTAGGAGCTTTATCAAGTCCCTGCGTTTCATCGTCTCTCCTCCTTACAAGTATATTATACGCATTTAATGCGCATTTGTCAAGAGGAAAATAAAAAATCAGGAAAGAAGGGAACGAGTAGAGATGGGAAATAAGAACCTGAGGCGTCTGCGTTGCCTGGTGACGGCGCAGACCATGACCAACCTGGAGCGGCTGACGGCCATGAGCGGCGGCAGCGAGGTGGGGCGGACCATCGACAAGCTGGTCCGGGAGAAGATGCTCTCACTGAGGAGCGGCCAGATCCAGACACGGCCATGGTCCGCGCACTATGAGCAGCGCTTCAAGCGGGTGGACTGATGGCGAAGCGGCTCAAGACCATCACGGCGGGACGCCTGGTGGTCGTGGGGTGCTACACCATCCCGACGCCCCGCAGCACCGGCCAGGAGCGCCGGGCCTTGCGGGAGATCTCCAGCGCGGCCCAGATGGAGATCAACGCCAAGCGGTCGTGGCAGAAGCTGGAGCTGCTCCTGGCCGCCAACTTCGGCAAGGGTGACCTGCATGTGGTCTTCACCTACGACGACGAGCACCTGCCGCCAGACCGAGAGGCGGCGGTCAAGCTCATGAAGAAGCTCATCCAGCAGCTGAGGGCCCATCGGCGAGCCAGAGGGCAGGAGACCCGTTACATCTATGTGACCGAGCAGCTCTCCAGCGAGGGCGGACGCCTCCACCACCACATGGTGCTCAACGGCACCGGGGAGGACCTGGAGGTGCTCCGCTCCCTTTGGCCCTATGGCGAGGTGGAGCTGGAGGGACTGGATGTGTGGCAGGGCTACGAGGCCCTGGCCAAGTACCTGACCAAGGAGCCCAGGGAGTGCGGCCGGGCGGAGCCGGGGGCTAGGACCTGGGCGGCCTCCATCGGCCTGAAAAAGCCCAAGGTGGAGAGCGAGATCGTGAAGGACAACCTCACCGTGGCCGCGCCGCCCGGGGCCATCATCCTCAGTGCCCCGCCGCCGGCCCGCAACGAGTTCGGCGAGTTCGTCATGCTGAAATACTACTTACCAAGAAGAGAGGAGAAGAAAGGGACCAGGCCACCGCGCAGGCGGAGAAGAGAATAGCCCTCGCGTCTTTATTCGGTCTGGAAACCAGGGGTAACAAGTAAAAGAGGGGGTAGAAAGTCCATGGAAAAGTTGAAAACAGGCCGTGAGTGTGGTAAACTTATCGTGAAGGACGGATGGCTGAAATGCCCGTCCTGCCGCAAGCGGATGCTCCGGGTGGAGCAGGACACTGCGGCGAAAAATCTCAGAGTCTACTGCCGCAACTGCAAGCGCACCGTGACGGTAGACATCGACAGAGGCCAGTGCTTTGAGAGCCAGAGCCCGACATGATCCCAACGTGGGATGTGGTCGGGCTCTGGCTTTTTGTTTTGCCCGGAGGTGATAGCCCGTGGCCTTGAAGCCGCTCCGGCCCTGCCGCCATCCCGGATGCCCGGAGCTGACCCGGGACGGCTACTGTCCCAAGCATAAGCCCAAGCCGGCGGCCCGACGGGCCTCGGCGGAGTATCACGGCTGGTACAGCCTGGACATCTGGACCGACGACCTGCGGCCAGCCCAGCTCCTGCGGGAGCCCTGGTGCCGGGAGTGCGCCAAGCGCGGCGTCCGCACCCGGGCCACGGTGGTGGACCACGTCAAGCCCCATCGCGGGGACTGGGCGCTGTTCATCGACCCGGCCAACCACCAGAGCCTGTGCAAGCATCATCACGACCAGAAGACCGCCCGGGAACAGGCGGAAGAACGCAGAAAAAACGCGAGGAGCTGAGCCTGTCCGGCGGCCGCTGGCTACGTCCGCGCCCCAGCGCGTGAGAGCGCGTGGGCGTGCCCACGGCCGGGCGCGTGCAGGGGCAAGCCTGTGGCTTGCCGACCATCCCCCCACCCCGAAAAAGTTTCGGGCGAGGGGGCGGAAGACCCCGCGGCCCCTCGAATGTGAGAAAATCTCCCCCATCGGGATACCGGCCCGGCCGGGCGGGGGAGCAAGAGGTGAGAGAGATGCCCACGCCACCCAAGGTGCTGGAGAACATGGACAAGAACCTGACCGAGGAGGAGCGCCAGCTCCGGGAGCAGGCGGAGAAGGGCGTGATCCCAGACCGGGGCCGTCTGTCCCAGATGGAGAAGCCCGCCATCATGACCAAGAACGCCGCCGCCGGCCGGTATTGGAAGAAGGTCCTGGAGCGGATGGACGGCCTGGTGATCCTGGACGACCTGGACAGCGACGCCCTGGGCGTCTACTGCGTCATGATGGCCCGGTACGAGAGCCAGTGCAAGCTGCTGGCCCTGGCCGCCAAGGGCCTCAAGGAAGCCAAGGAGGACCCGGAGGCGGTGGCCGACGCTGCGGCCAAGCTGGACGCGGTGAGCGGCAAGATGCAGTCCCTGGAGCGGAACATCCTCCAGTATGCCGAGAAGCTGGGGCTCACGCCCTCCGGCCGGGTGCGGCTGGCCCAGAAGCGGGCCCAGGCCGCCGCCGATGCTGCGGCCGATCCGGACGGTGATCTGTATGGCGACTAGGTGGCAGTCCGGCCTGCACCACCCGGTCTCGGTCTACGCCAAGCAGGTCACCCAGGGCCGGCTCCGGGCGCAGTGCTGCAAGTACGAGATCCTGGCCTGCCAGCGGCATCTGGACGACCTGAAGCGCCAGGGGACGGAGGGCTTCCCCTATGTCTTCGACACCACCCGGGCCGACCGGATCGTCCGCTGGTTCGGCCAGTGCATCCAGGTGCGTGGCGTGGATGCAGGGAAGCCCATCAAGCTGGAGCCCTGGCAGGTGTTCGACCTGGGCTGCACCTACGGATGGGTCCACAAGGACACCGGGGCCAGGCGCTTCACCCACACCTACAACAAGCGGGCCCGGGGCAACTACAAGTCCAGCGAGAAGTCCTGTCAGGGCCTGTACCACATGTGCGGCGACGCCATCTATCCGCCCTACCGGCTGGAGCTGGCCCGGTTCGAGCAGGAGCCGGAGGTGGAGTGTGCCGCCGTGGACCGTGGCCAGGCCATGCGGGTACTGGGCGACGCCAAGAAGATCGCCCTCAACAGCCCCAGCATCGCAAGGCGGCTGCTGGTCCCCCGGTCCAACCCCATCGTCCACCGCACCCGGGGCGGCTCCATGAGGGCCCTGTCCAAGGACACCAAGAACAAGGACAGCGGCGCCCCCACCTACTTCGTGGTGGACGAGTACCATGCCCATCCCAACTCGGAGATCTACGACCTGGGCACCAACTCCTTCGGCAAGCGGGCCCAATCCCTGCTGGATGTGATCACCACGGCGGGCGATGATGCCGGCAACAAGCCCTGCTATGAAGAGGAGCTGTACGCCAAGCGGGTCCTGGAGGACCCGACGGTCACCGACGAGAGCTACTTCGTCATGATCCGGGAGCTGGATGAGGGGGACAGCCCTCACGATGAGGGGGCGTGGGCAAAGCCCAACCCCTGCCTGCGGTTTCCCAGCCAGTACAGTGAGATCCTGCTCAAGCAGATCCGGGACGAGCACAACGCGGCCTATGTCTCCAACGACCCCAACAAGATCCGCAAATTCCTCACCCGCCGGATGTGTCTCTGGCAGGTGGGCAGCGTCAACCGCTACTTGGACGAGCGCTGCATGGCCCTGGCAAAGCGGGCCATGGTGCCTCGGGAGGCGTTCGCCGACCTCACCGATGGGCTGCGCTGCCACTGTGGCTTCGACCTGGGCAAGCGCATCGACCTGTCGGGCGCGGCGGCGGTCTTCGACCTGCCGGACGGACGGGTAGCCATCAAGATGCACGGCTTCATGCCGGAGAACGGGGCCGACCGCCACGAGAAGAGCGACCGGGTGCCCTATCAGTCCTGGGCCCAGGGCGGCTACTGTACCCTCACCCCCGGCGACGTCACCGATAACGGCTACGTCTACAGCTGGATCTGTGAGGGCGAGCGGGAGCACCGCTGGAAGGTGGACGAGGTGGACTACGACGGCCACAACGCCACCGACCTGGCCATCCGCATGAACGAGGACAGGAACCGGGAGGACTTCTGCGTGGAGGTGGCCCAGACCTGCGCCGGGCAGAACCTGGCGGTGAAGACCTTCCGGGAGCTGCTGCTCCAGGAGAAGGTGGTCCTGGAGGAGAGCCCGCTGGCCTACTGGTGCCTGGGCAACGCCATCGAGATCCAGAACAACTACGGGGACCTGAAGCTCTCCAAGCGCCACAAGGACGACACGGAGCGCATCGACCCGGTGGCCGCCGCCATGAACGCCCTGGCCCGGCTGCTGGTGAAGCGGTCTCCGGGCAGAGACATCAATGAGCACGTACTTTCGGAAGATTGGGGGATTTGATGTGAGAGAACGAATAGGCCGGGGGCTGCGGCGGGTGGTCCGGGGCCTGGCCCTGTACCTGGACGACATGCTGCTCCTGGCCGGGGGCGTGTGCTTCGTAAAGGCTGCCCTGGATCTGGGAGGCCGTCCGGCCGGGCTTGCGGTGGCGGGGGCCTGTCTCACGGCCTACGCCATCGTGGTGGCCAAGTCCAGAGGAGGTGGTAGCAGATGATCTTAGACCAGGCCCTGGGGCGCCCCAGGGCGTCCATGTCCGAGACCGAGCTCTCCTGGGAGCAGGTCCAGGCGTGGTTCCAGCGGGTGTTCTTCAGCGGTGACGAGCTCACCCCGGGCCAGACCAACGCCGAGCGGCTGTCGCCGGTGGCGGCCGCCCACCGCATCCTGACCAACTCCTTCGGGCTCATCCCCTTCGGCCTGTTCAAAAAAGAGGGGGACGCCCGGGTCCCCGTGTCCGACGAGTACCTGGACCAGATGCTGAAGGTGCGCCCCAACGACTACATGTCTCCCTTCATGCTGCGCAAGGTCGTCATGTCCAACGCCTTTTGGCACGGCTTCGGCGCGGTGTGGAACCGGCGGGACGGGGCCGGGCACATCATCGGGCGTATCCCGCTCCCCACCGAGTGCTGCTCCATCCGTAAGGACCAGAAAACGGGGATTTACTGGTACGACTACAACGTGGAGGGTGAGCGCAAGAGCTTTGCCCAGTCCGAACTGTCCTTCCTGTTCTTCGAGACGTATGACGGCATCCGGGGGCGCGGACTGCTGGCCCTGGCCCGGGAGGCCATCGCGGTGGACGCCATGGCCCAGCGGTTCGGTAAGAAGTTCTACCAGAACGGCGCCAGGATCTCCGGCATCGTGGAGATCGGCACGGACGCCAAGTCTGAGACCAGGCAGCGGGTCAAGGACGAGTTCAAGGCCTACGCCTCGGACGACGCCTTCGCTGTGGCGGTGCTGGACCATGGCATGAAGTTCACCCCCATCGGCCTCAACCAGAAGGACAGCCAGTTCATCGAGACCAGGGACTTCACCGTGGAGGAGATCAGCCGGTTCACAGGCGTGCCCAAGCACATGCTCCAGACCGGCAAGGAGAGCTACAACAGCAACGCCCAGCAGCGGCTGAACTACGTGACAGACACCCTGCTGCCCTATGTGGTCCAGTGGGAGAGCGAGGACAGCTACAAGATCCTCAGCAAAGTGCAGCGGGCCGGAGGACTCTATGTCCACGGCAACGTGGAGGCCCTGCTCCGGGCGGACCCGACCACAAGGGCCGACTTCTACGTGAAGCTCATCGAGCACTCTGTGATGAACCCGGACGACGCCAGGGCCAAGGAGGAGCTGGACCCCATCCCGGGCGGGCTGGGCAAGCGGTTCCTCGTGACGAAAGCTCTGGGCTCTCTGGAGTCCGTACTGAAAGGAGAGGATGGAAATGCCTGATATCGCATTGCGAGGCGAGCTGTGGGACAACGACTCCGCCGACGTGCTGAGGTGGTGTGGCTTCCGCGACATCACCGCCCCCATGGACATCCAGGCGGCGCTGGACGAGGCAGGGGGCGAGGACGTGACCCTGCTGATCAACTCCCCCGGCGGGGACATGAGCGTGGGCCTGGAGATCCGCGCCATGCTCCGGCGCTACCCCGGAAAGACCACCGCCATCTATCAAGGCTATGGGGCCAGCGCTGCCACCCTGGCCGCCGCCGGATGCAAGACCATCCAGAGCGAACCGGGGGCCCTGCTCTGTTATCACAACCCCAGCGGGGGCGCGGTGGGGGACCACCGGGACATGGACAGGGCGGCAGAAGGCCTGCGCAACGCCAGGGACTGCATCCTGGAGGTCTACACCGCCAGAGGCGGCACCAAGAGCCGGGACGAGCTGATCGAGCTGATGGACAAGGATGTCTGGATCTCCCCCACCCAGGCCAAGGAGTACGGCCTGATCGACGAGATCGTGGGGGAGGCCCAGGAGCCGGAGGAGGACCCGGCGGCCTTCGTGGCCGCTTCGGGCCGCCGTATCCGGCTGACGACCGCCATGCGGCAGAAGTACCAGGATCACCTGGCCGCCCAGCGGGCCGAAGAGACCGCAAACGAAACGGCAAGCCGCGCCCTGGCCCGGCTCAGAGCGCTTGCACATTTTTGATCGATGAAAGGAGATCGCTATGGACTACATGGAAAAAATCAATGAGCTGCGGGCCCAGAAGGGCCAGCTGCTCGCCCAGGCCGAGGGCCTGGTGACCGATGGCAAGATCGAGGAGGCCAACAAGATCACCGACCAGATGGAGGCCATCAACGGCCAGATCTCCAGCCTGGAGAAGCTGGCCAAGGCCAGCCGTGAGGCGGCCGAGCCCGTCTATGACGGCGTGCTGCACGCGGACGGCAAGGGCCCCGAGGCGGACAAGGACAGGGCGGACAAGCCCTTCGCCTCCATCGGTGAGCAGCTGGCCGCCATCTACAACTTCCGCAAGAACCACGTGGAGGACAAGCGCCTCCAACAGGTCAACAACGCGGTGCTGGGCGCCAACGAGGGCGTCGGCGCCGACGGCGGCTTCGCCATCCAGACCGACTTCGCCTCCGCGATCATGGAGAGCGCCGTGCAGATGAGTCCTCTGCTGAATCGGCTGGACCGCTATACCTGCTCCAGCGCGGCCAACTCCATGCGCTGGATCAGCGCCGACGAGACCGACGTGAGCAAGTCCGTGTTCGGCGGCGTGCAGATGTACTGGGCCGCCGAGGGCGCCGCTGTGGGAGCCAGCAAGCCCCAGTTCAAGGAGATGAAGCTGGACCTGGAGAAGATGATGGGCTTCCTCTACTGCACCGACGAGATGCTCCAGGACGCCGCATTCATGTCCGGCTTTGCCTCCACCGGCTTCACCCTGGCCGCCGACCGCCTGCTGACCGAGGCCGTGATCGCCGGAGACGGCGTGGGCAAGCCCCTGGGCCTCATCAAGTCCAAGGCCCTCATCACGGTGGATAAGGAGCAGTCCCAGACCGCCGGCACCTTCGTGGGCAACAACGCCGTGAAGATGCAGGCCCGGGCCATGCCTCGCGGCCGTGAGCGCCTGGTGTGGCTGATGCACCCCGACGCGGAGGAGCAGCTGCCCCTGCTGGCCATCAAGAGCGGCGACGAATCCAAGTTCCTGTGGAACCCCGAGGGCGGCCTGGGCAACTTCGACACCCAGCGGGTGCTCAACAAGCCCGTACTCTTCGAGGACAGCTGCTCCGCCCTGGGCACCAAGGGCGACATCATGCTGGTGGATCCCTTCCAGTACATCCTGCTGACCAAGGGCGCCGCCAAGCAGGACTGGTCCATCCACGTGGAGTTCCTCACCGACCAGAACTGCTTCCGCATGGTGTACCGCTGCAACGGCGCCCCCAAGGTCAACAAGCCCCTGACCATCAAGAACAGCACCAAGACCCGCAGCCCCTTCGTGGCGCTGGCCGACCGCAAGTAAGGAGGAGCATATGAGACGTATTTTGGAGCAGCTGGCTTTTGCCAACGTATTCGCGCCCCAGTCCGTAACGAATGGTGAGGACAAGACCACCAGCTTCGTGGACACCTCCGGCGCTACCGAGGTCCTCTTCGCCCTGTCCACCGCAGCTCTGGGCGCCGGCAAGACCGTGACGGTCACCCTGATGGGCTCCGCCGAATCCAACGGCGGGAGCCCGGAGGCGATCGGTGAGGCTGTGGTCTTCACCGACAAGGTGGGCACGGCCCCCCAGACTGTCCTGGTCAGCTACAAGGTGGACCCGGCGAAGCACAGATACATCGGCCTGAAGTTCCAGCACAGCGCGGACGCGGCCGTGGACTGCGGCGTGACGGCCGCAGCGGACAGCCTCTATCTGCCCGCCGGCAACAGCTGGAGCCTGGTGGTCTGACATGCCCATGAGCGAGGAGCGGCGGGACAGGCTGCTGGCCTACTGCCGCATCGAGGAGCCGACGCCGGAGGAGCTGGCCACCCTGGAGGTCCTGTACGACGCGGCGGTGGGTTACCTGGAGGGGGCTGGGGTATCCCAGCCTCCCGCCGGGACCAACAGGGAGGCACAGTACGAGCTGTGTGTCAACTTCATGGTGCTGCGGGACTTCGACCTGAGAGACGCCACCATCACCGGCACCATCGTGGCGGACAACCCGGCTTTCCGGCAGCTCATTACCCAGCTCAAGCTGAGCGAGCCTATCGTGTCCGAATCGGACACATCGCGGGAGGGGTAGTATGAGAGACTACATCGACGCCGGGAAGCTGGACAAGCCCGCCCAGGTGCTGGAGCTAAAGGAGACCGGCCCAGGAGTTTGGGAGTGGGTCCCGGTCCGGCGGGCCTGGGCCTCCATCACCTTCCAGCCCAAGACGAACCTGTTCTCAAAGGTCGGCATCGGAGCCAGGGACGCCGCCGTGGTGGTGCGGCGGCAGTCCCTCACCCTCCACAACGCCATGAGCTGGGGCGGCCAGCACCTCTTCCTGACCTCCATCGTGCCCATGGGGCGCAACCATATGGAGGTGGATACGGCAGTGGTGACGGTGGATACCGTGGAGCTCCAGGAGGATGATGAAACTGAGCCGATGACGTTTCCTGGTGTGCTGACGGAAAAGTATGCCAGGCACGCCCAGGAGTGGCCCATGTCCACGAACGACCTGGTTCTGGTCCTGGTGACACCCAAGCCGATCGTGCTGCGCCCCGGCAGCCTGGTGAAGGTCAGGGGCACGATGTGGGAGGTACTGGTCCCCCATGAACTGGATGAGTACAAGAATGAGTATGAGCTCGGAAGGCTGGTGGACTTGTAATGGGCAGCCGTGCGCGATTTGAGCGAGAACGCCTGGACCGCTTCGTGGAGTTCTGGGAGCCGTTGTTCACTGCGTTCCCTGAGGCCAAAGCCAAGGCCGTGAAGGCCATGGGCGAAGAGATGCAGAAAGACCTGAACGCTCAGATCTATGCGGCTGACCTGGAGACGGATGCAAAGGGCACCGTGGTCTCCTGGCAGGAGCTGCGTCTGGGAAGCGGCGGTGGATATGCCGCAGTGAGCCCTGTGAAAGGCCGGACCGTACGGTCCAAAGACCGCAGTAGGAGCGGCGTTAAGACAAGGCAGCACACCTATCGGGGGAGTCCCGTGAGCTCTAAGCAGATCACCATCTGGTTGGATAAGGGCCACGGGGCAAGAAGGCCCGATATGACCAAGGCCTATGCCTGGAGCGATACCAGGTGGAGCAGGGGAGGGAAGTCCCGTGTCAATGACAGGACAGGGACCCGGTTCGTCCCCGGGCGGCAGTTCTATAGCTCTGCTCGCCTAAAGGCCACAGACCACGCCATCCGAGCGGCTGATAAGGTATTGTCCATGATCGCAGATGAGGTGGATTACTGATGGATGCAAGCGATGTGATGGCACGTGTAAAAGCCATCCTGGAGGAGACCTTCCAGGAGCCGGTGTTTGTGGACCGGCTCCCGAAGGACTTCAAGCGCCCGTCCTTCGCCTTGGAACTGCAAAAGACGGAGATGGCGGATCTAAACCTGTTCCTGGTCAGGAAGACGACCACGGTGCTGATCACCGGTTTTGTGGATGTGGACTATTACCACGACAGCAGCCGGGAGGAGCTGGGTCTCCGTCAGGACCGGGTGATGGCTCTGTTTCCCGGGCCGTCCATGGAAGTGGAAGGGTATCATCCCACGATCGCAGCGAACAAGGGAACGGGCGCCCCGGACTTTTTCGAGGTGCAGCTGGCGGTCGTCTGGAGCGATGCAAGGCCAGGCTTCCAGGACCCGGAGGACAGCGCTCCGCCCATGGAGGACTTCGAGGTGAACGGATATTTGATCGCCGGCGGAGATGACGCCGGAAAAGAAAGAATGAGGTGAATGTATGGCAACGACCAACGGACTGCCCACCCTCAAGATCGCCTTTGAAAAGGCGGCCGCGCAGGTGGCGAACCGAAGCAAGAAGGGCTACGTCGCGATGATGGTGCGCGATGCCAGCGCCCAGGGCGTGCATCTGCTCTCCAGCGACGCCCTCATCCCTTCCGGCCTGGGAGAGGAGAACAAGAAGCATATCCTGACGGCCTTCGAGGGCTCCGACCGGGGCGCACCCAGCCTGGTGATCCTGGTAGTGATCAAGGAGGGGACAGAGGACACCACCGCCCTGGAGGGCGGCCTCAAGGCCATCGAGCAGTATTCCATCGACTATCTGGCCGGGCCTCCCGACGTCACGGACGACGAGATGGCCAAAATGGTGGAGTGGGTCAAGGCCCAGCGGGAGCTCTACCGCACCGTCATGCTGGTGAAGCCCTGGAAGACCGCCGGGAGCGATCATATGGGCATCATCGAGCTGGATGAGACCGGCATGACCGACAAGGACGGCGCGGTGACGGCGGCGGAGTATTGCGCCCGCTTCGCTGGTATCCTGGCCGGCATCCCCATGGGCATGAGCGCCACCTACGCGGCCCTGCCCGAGCTCACCGCCGTGACGGCCCGCACCACAGAGGAACAGACCGAGGCGATCAACAACGGTAAGCTGATCCTGATCCACGACGGCATCCAGGCCAAGATTGCCCGGGCCGTGAACTCCCTGACCACCATCCCCACGGAGGGCAAGGCGGACTGGAGCAAGATCAAGATCGTGGAGGGCATGGACCTGATCGCCTACTTCCTGCGCACCACGATCGAGAACGAGTATCTGGGCCGATACCCCAATACCTACGACAACAAGCAGATCCTGGTGACCGCCATCTCCGAGTATTTCCTTTACCTGGAGCAGGCGGGCGTCCTTTCTCCCGGCGAGAGCCATGTGGAGGTGGACTATGAGCGCCAGCTGCTGTGGCTCAAGAGCCAGGGCGTCGAGACCGCCGGTATGACCCGCCAGCAGGTCCTGGAGTACCAGACGGGCAGCTGGGTCTTCATCCGCTGCCGTGGCCGCCTGGTGGACGCTATGGAGGACTTCGAGGTCCTCTTCAACAACCTGTAAGGAGGTACGGACATGGCAAGGAACAGATTTTCGGCCCGCCGCATCCCCAACGGCACCTATGGCTCTGTGTGGGTGGACGGGGAGCGCCTGGCGGAGTGCTACGGCTGCCAGGGCAAGGTGGCCATCAACAGCGACAAGATCAATCTGTGCGGAGAGTTCATGGAGCAGTCCAAGCCGGTGAGCGGCTCCGGCACCGGCTCCCTGATGCTCTACAAAGTGGACAGCGGCCTCATCCAGCGGATGCAGGGCGTCCAGGACGGAGACATCCCGGAGTCCACCATCATCTCCAAGCTGGCAGACCCCGCCAGCGCGGGGGCCGAGCGCATCGCCTACTATGGCGTCATGTTCACCGACATGACCCTGGCGGACTGGCAGGCCGCCACCAGCGGCAAGGTCACCGCGCCCTTCACCTTTACCCGCTTCGAGCTGCTGGACCTCATCCCGGTGGAGTAACAGGAGGGACTTATGGACGAGAAGAAGACGGACGTATTATCTCTCCTGCTGCGGCCCGAGCTGCCTAACGTGCAGGAGCAGCTACCCACCGCAAAATATCGGGTCAAGCGCCTGAGTGAGCTGACCGGCAGCGAGGTGGTATTCACCCTTCGGGCGCTCCCGTATGGACGGGTGCAGCGCATCCGGGAGACGGTGGCATCGGATGGCAACCTGAGCATCCTGCTGGCCGGGTGCGTCGAGCCTGACCTGAAGGCGGCCGCGCTCAAGGAAAAGTATGGCGGAGCCACTCCTGAGGAGACGGTCAAGGCCATGCTGCTGCCCGGGGAGATCGAAGACCTGGCCCGGGCGATCGAGCGGCTGTGCGGCTACCGCCGCCTGACCATTGAAGAAGTAAAAAACGTCTGATGGAGGGCGAGGACCCAGAGCTGAACTTGGTGTTCTATTTGTTCCATGAGCACCATTGGACGCCGGAGATGTACTACGGTATGGACTACGGCGGCCGAGATCTGACCTGGGCCCTCGCTCTCCATGAGCTCGACTTGGAAGAAGACTTGGGTAAAGGACAGGCGAGGAGGTGATGATCCGTGCCCGAGGAAGTCGGCATCGTAATGAAGCTCTATGACCAGGTGAGCCCGTCCCTCAAGTCCATCGCTGGCAATACTAAGGCGTTCGACAAGGACATGGACGACCTGGAGGCCAGTCTCAAGGCATATGACAAGGCTCAGACCGTCCTGACCGACAGGCTGGCCAGCTTGAAGAAAGAGATGGCCGAGAACAGCCTCAAAGTGAAAGAGGCACAGAAGGCCTATAAGTCGCTGAAGGATGAGACGAGCAAGGGGGCCCTGGACGATGCCATCGAGGAGCAGGTGCGCCTGCGCCGGGAGATGGCTGAAACGACGGCGGTCATCAACTCGAATGCCGCAGCTTACAAGAACCTCTACAGGGAGGCCAGCACAGCGGCCTCGACAGAGAGCCGCCTGAGCAATCGGGCGGACGCTGGCGGCGGCATCCTCTCCGCCCTGGGCAAGGCCGGACTCATGGACATGGCCGGAGATGCCGCAGGGCAGTGGGTGGACGCCATCATCGGCTCCACCTTCGGCGGGACGGCCGGCTCGGTCGTCTCCAGCGGCCTGAGCGGAGCCGTGCAGGGCGCGGCTATGGGCAGTCTGCTCGGACTCCCAGGCATGGCCGTGGGCGCGGCCATAGGCGGCGGTCTCGGCCTGGTGACCGGCGGGTCCCAGGCCTTCCAGGAGCGGGACGAGACCTTCAAGCAGTATGTCCAGGAGGCCACCCAGGGGCAGCTGGAGGAGATGCAGCAGGGTATCACCAGCGGCTCCGCCGTGGCGGCGGGCCGGGAGCTGGACCTGATCGCCTTCGACCAGCTGCTCGGCCCAGGTATGGGAGCGCGGTACCTGGAGGACCTGCGGGAGATGGCGGCGTCCACGCCTATGGAGTACAGCGACCTGACGGCCATGTCCAGGGCGCTGGCTACCGGCTTTGGGGACGATACAGACCGCATGCTGGCCCTGATGAGAGGCATCGGAGACGCCGGCAGCGCCGTGGGTGTGAGCGCCCAGGACATGACAGTCATGGCCCAGGCGCTCAGCCGTATGGAGTCCAGCAATAAGGCCAGCCTGGAATACCTCAACATGTTCCAGGAGCGTGGCGTGGACGTCATCGGCATGCTGGCGGAGAGCCTGGGTGTGGACCAGGGAAAGATCTACGACATGATTTCCAAGGGCTCTATCTCCGGCACCCAGGCGGTGGACATCATCCAGAGCGGCCTGGGGGACTACGCCGGGGCCATGGATCAGATGTCCAAGACCTTCTCCGGCCTAGAGTCCACCCTGGCCGATGCCCGGACCGAGATGGACAACGCCTACGGTGAAGGCTACAACGAGACCCGCAAGCAGGGCTTGCAGGATGAGATCGATTACCTCAGCGGCGAGAGCGGGGCCATGATCCAGGAGGCAAACCGGGCCATGGGCGCCTGGCAGGCCGAGCTGGAGAACAGCAAGGAGCAGTTCCAGCGAGAGGCCTTGGACGCGGTTATGAGCGGCGCAGAGACGACTCTGTTCAGCGATGAGGCCCAGAAGCGTCTCAATGAGCTGACCAACGAGTACCAGAAAGCCCAAGCGGAGGGCGATGCCGCTGAGATGGGACGTGCCCTGGCGGAGGCCAGAGTCATGGGCCTGAATGAGTACAACGCCAGCGAGGGCGCACAGCTCATGCTGGACATGGAGATGGCCATGGCGGAGCAGATCCGGGAGGACGCCTCCACCAACAGTGCCTATTGGGACGCCGGATACCGCAAGGGCCAGGAGTATTCCAAGGGCATGATGGCCGCTATAGCGGACCGGGGCGTCGAGTCCTTTGCCCCGGGGGAGGACACTCCCGGCGGGCGGATCAGAGCCATCAACGCCCACCGATATGCCGTCGGGCTGGACCGGGTGCCCTATGATGACTTCCCCGCGATGCTCCATGAGGGGGAGAGGGTGCTGACCGCCCGGGAGGCCGAGCAGGCCGACCGAAAGCGCGGCGCCCGCTTCCAGATCACGATCACAGGGAACAGCTTCGGCTCCGGGGCGACGGCGGAGGAGATCGCTCAGCGGCTGGCCGACCAGATCGAGCTGAAGATGGCGGCGGGGGTGTACGGATGAGACGGATCCTTTCCTTCCTGGATGAAAAGACAGGCCGGGAGCTGGTGCTCCCGGTGACCCCCGCCTCCTACGAGTGGGACCACGCCAACCGGGTGGAGAGCATCCAGCTGGACCAGATCGGGGAGATCAACCTCCCCGGGGGGAAGCTGATGGGGCGCTGCACCCTGTCCAACGTCCTCCTGCCGGCCAAGCTGTACTCCTTCTGCAACCCCGGGGCGTCGGCGACCCCCTATGTGTACCTGGAGCAGCTGGAGCGGTGGTGCGACGCCGGGACCCCTGTGCGGTGGCTGGTGTCCGGCACGCCGACCAACGCCCGGGTGCTCATCGAGTCCGTCCAGTACGGCGAGCGGGACGGCACCAACGACGTCTATGCCACCATCGTCCTGCGGCAGTACCAGACCCCGGAGACCCCGGTGCTGGCCGCGTCGGGCGGCGGGGCCCAGACGGCGCGGGACGCCGGTACCGGGGCCGCGCAGCAGCGCACCTACACCGTGGAGCGGGGAGACACCCTCTGGGGCATCTCCCAAAAGTTCTACGGGGACGGCAGCCTGTACGGCCGGGTGGCGGCGGCCAACAGCGCCACCGTGAAAAACCCGGACCTGATCTATCCCGGCCAGGTGCTGGAGCTCCCGCCCAGGGACGAGCTCCCGGCGGCCATGCCGCCCAGCACCAGCCGGAAGATCGCGAAGGAGACGAAGACCACCTATGATCCGGCGGCCAACGTGTGGAAGATGCAGCTCAAAAAAGAGCAGGCCGCCATGCACCGCTGAAGGGAGGCAGAGGCATGGACTACGAGCTCCTGCTGACTGCCCCCGGGGCGGGCACCAGAGACGTGACAGAGCTGGTCCAGACGGTGAGCTGGTCCGGGTCGGACAAGCAGACGGCCCGTGAGCTGTCGGCCTCCCTGGCCGTCCCACGGGACGGGAGCGTGGAGCCGCCGGCGCTGGTGGAGGGCGCGTCCCTGACCTTCCGGCGAGAGGGCAGAGCCCTTTTCACCGGGCCGCTGGTGTCGGCCACCACCGGCACCGACTCATCCGTGGTGGATCTGTCCGCCCTGGACAATGGCCGCTTCCTGGTGGGCAACGAGGGGTGGTACCAGTTCAAGGCCGTGGCCCCGGAGGCGGCGGCTGCTGCCGTGTGCGGGGACTTCGGCATCCCCGTGGCGTCCCTGGCCCCGGGCGGGGCCACGGTGAGCCGGAAATTCCCCGGCGAGGCCCTGGACAAGATCGTGAGGACCATGTACGCCCTGGCGGCCGCCCAGACCGGCAAGCGGTACCTGGTGCGCTTCACCGGGGAGGGGGCGCTGGAGGTGGTGGAGAAGCCTACCTCGGCCACCCTGACGATCAAGTCCACCATGGGCGTCACCAACACGTGGGACATCTCCAAGCTCCAGAACAGCGTGGCCATCCGCACCGACACCGGGGCTCTGGTCCGCCGAGTGGAGGACGGGGCGTCCATAGGGCTCAACGGCCGGCTGGAGCACGTCATCATCCAGAGAAGCGGGGAGGACGCCGGAGCGGAGGCCCAGGCGTGGCTGGAAGACCACGGCCTTCAGCAGTCCCTCACTGTAGAGACCATGGGGGACCCACGGCTGATCTCGGGCAACGCGGTGATCCTGCGGGACACCGGGGCCGGGGCCAGCGGGCTCTTCTGGATCGAGAGCGATACCCACACCTGGAAGAACAAGCAGTATTTCACCAAGCTGAAGCTGAACTTTAGGGACCTGGCAGACACGACGAACGCGGGGAGTGAGCTATGAACACCTTTGAGGAGAACGCCGGGCGGATCGCCCGGAGCATGGAGCGGGCCGCCCAGAGGACGGCCCCGCCGTCCCCCTTCCTGATTGGGGAGGTGCTGTCGCCGGAGCCGCTGCGTGTCCGGGCGGGTGGCCTGGACCTGGACGCCGAGGCCCTGCGGATCAACGAGGCGCTGCTCAAGGGCTACCGGCCCAAGTTGGTGGGCACTCTGATGAGCCTCATCCCCAAGGACGAGGTGACCACAGAGGTCAAGAAGGACGACCTTGAGCGGGGCGAGCACGCCTTGAAAAAGGGTGACCGTGTGGTGGTGCTGACCGAGGACTTCCAGACCTATTACATCCTTTGCAAGGTGGTGGAGACATGAATCTGTTCCCCATGTTCGCCGCGCCGGCGGCCAGCCAGCGGGCCGACCTGCCCCTCTACACCGACGTGGCCATGGATTACGACGCCATGGAGCCGCGTTGGGAGAGCGGTGAGCCGGTCATCGTCACCGGGCTGGAGGCGGTGAAGAGCTGGGCGGTGCGGGCGATCCTCACGGCCCGATACCGCTGGCCCATCTTCGACTGGTCCTACGGCTGCGAGCTGGAGGCCCTGGTGGGCCAGCCGTATCTGGCTGAGACCAAGCGGAGCGAGGCCAGCCGCTACCTCCGGGAGGCCCTGCTGATGTCTCCCTACATCACCGCGGCGCAGGTGACGGAGGTTCGCCTCGACGGCTCCACCCTTCACGCCACGGTGGAGCTGACCACCGTATACGGAAAGGGGCACATCTATGTTTGAAGACAGGACCACAGAGAAGATCAAGGCCGAGACTCTGGCGGAGATCGATCCCGCCTCTGGGCTCTCCACCATGGCCGGCAGCTTCGCCGACGCGGTGGTGGGCCCCACCGCCCGGAGGGCCAGCGAGATCTACCAGGCCCTGCCCGCCGTGGTATCCATGCTCTTCGTGGATGAGACCAGCGGCGGCTTTCTGGATCTGGTGGGGCGGGATTATCACAACCTGGCCCGCCGGGAGGGCACCCGCGCCAAATGCGCCATGGAGCTCACCGGGCAGCCGGGCACGGAAGTCCCCGGCGGAACCGTGTTCCTCACCGCCACCGGCCTGCGCTTTGCCACCCTGGACCCCGTCGCCATCGGCGCGGACGGACAGGCGGTATGTCAGCTGGAGGCCCAGGACGTGGGCGCGGCCTACAACATCCAGGCCGGCGCCATCACCTCCATGTGGGTGAACATCTCAGGCCTGAAGAGCTACCGCAACGCCCAGGCCGCCGGCGGCACCGACACGGAGAGCGACGCGCAGCTCTATGAGCGCATCGACGCGGCCCGGAAGTTCCCCGCCACCAGCGGGAACGGCTGGGACTTCCGCCGCTGGGCCCTGGAGGTGGAGGGCGTGGGCGAGGCCAAGGTGGTGGAGCTGGCGAAAGGACCCGGCACGGTGGGGCTGACGCTGGCGGACAGCACCTATGCCCCCGCGTCCCCGGAAATGGTGGAGGCCGTGCTGGCCAATGTCATGGCCAGAAAGCAAATCGGCGCCGCCCCGACGGTGGAGGCGGCCAAGGGGCTGGAGATCGCGGTGGCGGCTGCGGTGACCGTCTCGGGCACCTCCCTGGACGAGGTGGAGCGGCAGCTCGCCGCCGGGGTGGGGGACTATCTCAAGACCCTGATCGGGAGCAAGTACGGGAAGATCTACTACGGGCCGGACGGGGATCTGCCCTACAGCCTGGTGTACAACCGGGTGCTGGCCATCCTGCTGACCATCCCGGGGGTGGAGAACTTTTCCGCCCTCACCGTCAACGGTGGGACGGCGGACGTGTCCATCCAGGCGGACACCATCCCGGTGCTGGGGGAGGTGACGGTCACATGACCCCCACCGAGCTGCTTTTGCCGGAGCTGTACCGGAGGACGCCGGAGGACGCGGAGCTGCAGCGGGTGCTCGCCTGGATGATGGCCCGGGTGGAACAGGACAAGGACTTCACCCTGGAGCAGCTCTTCCCGTCCACCGCCAGCGGCTGGGGCCTGGAGCTGTGGGAGCGGGCCTGGGGCATCCCCCTCGACCGCACCCAGAGCGACCAGCAGCGCCGGGCCAGGATCCTGGCCAAGGTCAAGGGCACCGGGACCACCACGCTGGAGGTCATCCGGGCGATCGCCCAGAGCTTTTCCCCCTACCGGGCCGAGGTGGTGGAGGAGGCGGAGTTGTATCGCTTCGTCGTCTGGTATCTGGGCACCGTCGGCGAGGTGGCGCACAAGGAGGACTTGATCGCCGCCGTCAACGAGCTCAAGCCGGCCCATCTGGATTGGGAGATCAAGTACAAGCAGACCCAAGACAGCCCCATCTATGTGGGAGCCTTCCCCCGGCAGGGGGACACCATGATCCTGTGGGAGGTGGACTGTAAACATGATACCTGAGATCAAACTGACCAGCGCGGGCGCGGCCCTGCTGGCCAAAGTGCCCGCCGGAGAGACGGTGCCCCTGTCCCGGTGGCAGTTCGGCACCGGGGCTCTGGCCCCGGGGGAGAGCATCGACCGGACGGCGCTGATCGCCCCGATAGACTATCTGGAGATCACATCCTTGGAGAACAAAGAGACCAGGTCCACTGTCCTGGGCCAGTTCACGAACCAGGGACGTGAGACATTTTCCTGGGAAGAACTGGGCCTTTTGGCTACGGACCCGGACGGAGGAGAGATTCTGTTCTGCTACGGGAACGCCTTCGGCTCCGGCGAGAAGATCCAGTCGGGCACCGAGCAGCTGCGGGAGTTCGTCTTCGGTACTGTGCTGGTATTTGACAGCGCGGAAAATGTGACTGCGGTGGTAGACCATGGCCTGGTCTTCATACCGCTGAGGGAAAAAGGCCAGCCGAGCGGCGTGGCCACCCTTGGCACTGATGGCAAGGTGCCCTCGGGCCAGCTCCCCGATATGGACTACGACCCCGCCGGGAGCGCGGCGGCGGTGCAGAATCTGCTGGCCGGGCACACCGCCAATCTGGATAATCCCCATCAGGTGAAGGCCAGCCAGATCCCATGCCTGCCGTGGGACAATGTGCTGGATGCTGTGTCGGACATCAACAACCAGCTTAATGCAACGGCGGAAACACAGTACAGATGGCAGAAATACAAATATGCATTACAGGAAGTCGCCACAAATGTTTCTGTCCATGTCTACTGCTACTACAGATCTCAAGGAGAGGTAGAGGAAGACTGGTCACTAAATGCGTATTATGCATCTAACGGAGCATATACGTTTGACGATACCACAGGTCTTGTTATTACTGGTACAAACGCAGTAGAGATAAGGAATAATTTGGATGCTATCAAGGGGAAGTATATCCTGATTAACAAAGCAAACGGACAAACTTCACCTGCGACGCCTGGCGTACCTTTGTACTATGTACCAATCACAGCGGACGTTAGATCTTCATCCAGCAGTGGAACGAACTGGTCGCGAAGAAACTATTATCTGGAAGGTATTACCCAGTATGCGATTGTAAAAACCGATGTTGAGAACCTGTACTCCGCTAGTGAAGACACCTATCCCAAAAACATATCACAGGGTGGTTACTACTACCAATACCTTGGAACAGAGTGGGGCTGTTGACAAAGTCCCTTATCGAAAAAGCAAATAGGTTTTTCTTGCTTGTTTGTTGTTATTTACTGTAAAATATATGCTATTTGATGAACTTTTTGCAAGGCCGTATTTTTGAAAACAGACTTTGTCAACAGCCCCAGAGTGGGCCTGTTGACAAAGTCCCTTATCGAAAAAGTAAATAGATTTTTCTTGCTTGTTTGTTGTTATTTGCTATCAAATATATGCTATTTGATAAACTTTTTGCAAGGCCATATTTTTGAAAACAGACTTTGTCAACAGCCCCAGAGTCTACCAAGGTTCTTCCACGCATTATTACAGGACAATATACCGGATCTGGTACTTATGGCGCGGAAGGCAAGAACAGTTTGACGTTCCCATTTGTACCGAAGCTGGTGATCATTCAGGGCGGAGATGCCTACACCCGAGGAATCCTTATATACCCTTCCACACACGCCTGTACGTATAGTTACGGTACAGAATCGACTGTGGCTTGGAACGATGCATCAAAAACTGTCAGTTGGTACAGTACATCGTCAAAAAATCAGCTGAATACTAATGGATCATTGTACCATTATGTCGCCATCGGATAAGGAGGGGATCACATGCTGACAATCATCGAGATCAATGCCCGTGCGGACGGGGGGCATGCCCTCCAGTCTCAGAGCGGGCGCAGGGAGTGCTGGCTGGACGGGTACATCGCCGTACCGGCCCATTTGGAGGCCGCCGTGTGGGCCTGCTGCGGGTATTGCGACCTGGACATCCGGGACGGGACTCTGGTGGGCATCACGGCCAAGGAGGTGCCTGTGGTACCGGAGCCTGACCCGGAGCCGACCGCCCAGGATGACATGGACGCGATGCTGGTAGACCATGAATACCGCCTGACTCTACTGGAGCTTGGCGTGACGGAAGGAGTGTAAAAAATGCTGTATCGAACCCTGAAGCGCCTGATCGAGCGCGGAATGACCGCAGGAATGGCGGAAAAGCTGGATATCTTCTTCGCGGCGGACAAACTGAGCGAAGCGGAGTACACAGAGCTGACCGGCATGCTGACCAACACCTAACCACCAACACACAAATTTTGAAGGGAGCATTATCATGAAAAACACCATCAACTGGAACCTCCTGACCCCCGCCATCTTTGCAATCGGCGAGAAAAACAATTGCGACATCGGCGTTGCCGCCGACATGCTCATGCAGAACATCCGCGAGGGCCGCGAGGTCAACGCCATGGGCGAGCTGCCCATCGCCCATCAGGTGGACTGGCCCCGCATCGGCAAGGCGTATGCCGCTATGGATGAGGCCGGGCGCAAGGCGGTCAACGACGGCCTCAACGCGTGGCTGCGCACCATGCGGGGCAACTACAAGGCCCTGACCGGCCTGTGGCGCGCCAAGGACTACGACGCCATGGTCAAGCTGATGGAGGGCGCGAGCGACCCCGGCCCCATCAGCGGGGACAAGCCCGGAAAGCGCGATGCTTAACAGCCGGGACATCGACGACCTGCGCGCGGACGTAGCGGCCAATTGCCGGGTCTGGATGCAGCTGTGCCGGGATGCGGGCCTTGCGGTCTGCATCACCGGCACGGTCCGGGACCGGGCGTACCAGGAATACTGCTACCGGAACGGGACCAGCAAGGGGCGCGTGCCTACCTTCCACGCCCAGGGCGTGGGGCTGGCCTTCGATTTCTGTAAGAACGTCAAGGGGCAGGAATACTCCGACCCGGTGTTTTTCCAGCGGGCCGGGGAGCTTGGGGAGCGGGTCGGCTTCGAATGGGGCGGGCGGTGGAAGTCTTTTCCCGACCGCCCTCATCTACAATGGAGCGGCGGCGGGAAATACACCGGCAGCATGATCCTGGCCGGGCGGTATCCGCCCGCCATGCCGCTGTACCGGGAGGAAATCAATATGACCATAGATGAAGTACAGGCCCTGGTCAAACAGTCCGTGGAAAAGGCCCTGGCAGACCGGGACGAGGCCGTGGCGCGTTCTATTCAGACTGTGAGTACATGGGCATCCAACGCATGGGAAAAGGCCGCACAGGCCGGTGTATTCGACGGCACGCGCCCCGGCGGTGCGCTGACAAGGGAGCAGGCCGCCGTGGTGCTGGATCGGCTGGGGCTGATCAAGGAGGACGCTTAG